TTAACTATTAGTTCCGTATACTATTGTTGGTTGACTAGTTAATCCTGCAAAAGGATTAGTGGTAGTTGAACCAGATAAGAACGCTGCTGGTAATTGCTCTTGGCCTGTGAAGGTTAGAGAGTATCCATAAAGGTCTCCCATTGCTGCACCAGTTTGAAGAGTTCCTGCGGTCATATCGGCACCTTCTCTTTCACCAACTAATAGGGCATCTCCATTCATTGTCCATACAACGATTTGTGGTCTACCATAAGCCAACAACTTCATTTGAGTTGTCATCTCGTTGGTAAGTTTCTTCAAGTTCAAGAGTAATTCCTGAGAGAAGAAAGTTGTACCATTATCTCTTGATGTATTAACGGTTTCTGTATATGCAGAATTGCCTTTTAATTCATAATAGTATACCGTTGAACCAGATGGTAAAGCAGTCACCTCACCATTTCCGTTTTTCGTGAAAGAACCAGTAGTAAAGTTAAGGAAATAAACACCGGCTAAACCACCGATACTATCCTTACATACTTCGTTTCTTCCTGCTGTTATATTACATGCCATACTATTATATGTTTATTTAGTTAGTTAAAATTAATATGCTCCGTAGTAAACAATATCTTGTCCAATACCGAACTGAACACCAGCAGTGTATCTCATGATGATTCGGTAGTTCTGAGAACCATCCAAATTAGCCATATCCAATACTCTTACTTCGTTGTGGTCAGAAAGTAATCCTGTACCGAAGAACAAGTTAGACTTCTGTGCAGCCACAATTTTAGAATCACTCATACCTGGGCAAAGAACGATTTCAATACCATTGAAGTTGAAAGGTTTTTCACCTACGTTCATTTGGTTGTTCCATCCGTTAGCACCGATAGCACCACCGGCTAATGCCTGCTGATATGCTTTAGCAACTGAAGTACCAACATAGATTAAAAGGTCTTCTTTTCCATATACTGCAGCTGGAATAGTATCAACTACTGAATTCATTACTGACAATACGTTTGCAGAAGTTACAGAACCAGAGATGATTACTGAACCAGATTTAGCTGGTAATACAGCAGTAGCTCCACCTGCAGCAATAGATGCAGAGAATGCAGTTTGGAATCCAAGGAATGAACCGTTGGAAGCAGTACCTTGCCAGATTGATTGTTCAGTAGCCTGAGCAACTTGTCCAGCCACATAAGAAATCAAGTAATCATTGAATGATGCTGGGATAGTATCAAACGCAGAGAAACCTAACTGCAAAGATTCCCAAGAATCAACGAATTCTTGCTTACACAATTCTAGGTTTACTTGTAGTTCTTTTGGTTCAAGGATTCTTTCAGAAAGAGCAACTGAACCAGATGTTACGAAATCACAAGAAGCATCTTGTACGATTCCTGATACGTCAAGTTTCTGAATTACAGACTTATACTTAACGTTTGGTTTGATGGTTACTAACTTGTTATCCAAAGTCTTAGCAGATAAGAGGGCTGCTGCGATATACTCACCAGCGAATTCACCTGCATAGGTGTTTTGTGTAAAAGTTGGTAACGCCAAATTTTGTCTTTTTTTCATTTTGTTAAAAATTTTGGGTTATTAATTATTTTTGTTATATAGTCTTGCCAACACTCTTTCTTGTGAAGAAAGGCCTGGGGTTGATTTCTTTGTATTTACTGCAGATAGTTTCTTTACTCTTGCTTCTACTGGTGCACCATCTAATTTTGGAAGTTCTTCTTCATCTTCATCTTCCATGATGTCTTCCATCTCTTCTTCCATAGCAGGTTCTTTATCTACTACTTCTTCTTTAACTTTCTCCATCTCGGTCATTTTCTTTTCCATTTCCTCAATGCGATAAGAAAGTTCTTTAATCATCTTACCTAAATCCACTTCTTCAGTTTCAATATCGGCAGGAATACCATCACCAGTAGTTGGAATATCACCAGGAGCAGTTTCGTAAGTTTCCTCACTCATCTCTGTTGGCATTTCGTTAGGACCAGAAGCAGGAATATCTTCAGCTTCTTTAACTTCCATATCAGCAAGTTCTACATTTTCTCTTTCTTTGATTACACCACCTTCAGTAAATACTTTAATAAGGGTTTCATTCCCTTCAGTATCTCTCAACATAAGTTCGTGTTCTCCATCAGGAGCTGGTGATTTAGTTCCATCTTCTGAAATTACTTCAAGAGGTTCTCCTACATCAAATGTTGGTGATTCTACGATGGTTCCATCTTTCAATTTAGCGTATGTGAATTCTACTTCGTTAGAAGATAACATCATTACTAATTTCTTTAATACTGTTTTCGCGTTCATAATGTATAAATCTATTTTTATATAATAACAATAATTGTTTTGTTTGTATTAGTTTTTTAATCTACTAGATGTCTTTCGTCATAAATTACATCTTCATTTTGTTTTACTGTAACATATAATTCGTATCCACTTGGAATACCAGCTGATATAAAACCATTATCATCAATTGATAACACATTACCTTCTAATGTAAATTGTATGTCAAGTGCCAATTCACTTCTTGATAATGATTTATATTCTATCTCAATTGGTAAATCACTATTATAGTTTGTTAAAATAATATTCATTATATTCCAGTTTGATGTCTTCCAAATATACCATTCATTTCTAATATAGGTCTCAATATTCTTCCTCTATTATTAGTTAGAGGTATTTTAACTACTCTCGGTGCAGACCAAGGTGTTATATATAAATCACCATAAACTCCCAAACAAATACCATGATACCCACTTGCACTTGGCAATGTAATATATTCAAGTGTATTTGTTCTCCAATTGTATATAGTTAATTGATTACCATCACCAACTGAATATATTCTTCCATCTGCACCTATACAAGATGAATTAGAACGAGCTACTGAAGTTGGTGTAATAACATTGGTTAATTCTAATGTTTTAGGGTTTATTCTTACAATAGCATTTGCTCCCCTAGGCATTGAATACATAAACCCATCAGGTGCCAAACACATACCATCTCTTGTATCACCAGCTGGAGTTCCAAAAGATGTATATGTATTAGTTGCTGGGTCAAACTCTATGAAATTTCGTGTACCTGCAGGGCCACCTGGAGACCAATACATTTTACCATTTGGTCCTAAACAACCATTGCTTCTATCATTACTTGTTGCAATACTCATATTACTACCTGATTCTATTGAGGTGTCATACCTTACCATAGTATCAGTATTATATGTACCAGGGGTATATGCATTAACACCATCGTACGATAATAAAAATGGAAAGTATTGAGAACCTAATGCTGGCAATGCCACAAAACTACCTGAATTATTATCAATAGATAATTTATACATTCTTGGGTTTTGGGATGCAGCATATACTGCTCTATTTCTTGGTGAGTAAAACGCACCATTACAAGCAGCAGTTCCTACACTACCAGTTACTGATACATTATCAGTATAGGTATTAACTAATAACCAATCGGTATTAACATGGCCAGGTGCATATATAACACCATTGTCTGCCATGGCACCACCATTATATTTTGCAATACCTCCAGCTAATGTTGCACCTATTTCAATTGGGGCACCATAAGATGCACTTGGAATAGTGATTTGATTAAAGTAATTATCATATGCCCTTAACCATTGATTACTCTCATAAGAGGACCAAGGGATAAGAGTTTGTTGTGGGAAAGTTAAATCCTCAAATGCTGCAGGTGCAATCATATATTATAGAAAGTTTTTAATTGAAGTTCCCAATACATTAGTTCCATCAAGTGATACAAATGTCAACAAATCTATTGCAGAACCAGTTGCAGTTACTTGATAATCATTACCACCTGCGAATAATACATTTGGTGAGAAAGATACTGAACCAGTAGATGCTGAACTTGCTTGTGAAATTTGTATGTTTATAGTTTGTCCTCTTCTTATATTACTTGGTGTAATATGTGTTGTTGAACCAGTTGGTAATGTTAAGGTAAACATATTACCATCATTGAAGTTTACAGACGCAGTAGATGATGCAACACTTAATGTATTTACAAATCCACTCATAGAACCAGTCACACCAAGAGAACCAGTGATTTGTGCACTACCCGTGAATGGGAATGCACTACCTCCACCTCCTCCAAATGAACCCGTAGAAACGGTAGTTGTTCTTCCACTTGCATCACCAACCCAAACATATCCTTCTTGTAGTGATGAGGTTAGAGTTCCAGTAATACCAACTGACCCAGTTATTTGTAATCCATTAGAACCTGATATAATGGTTGAACCTGTAATCTCATTCTTTAATGAAGATAAACGAAGAACTGGTAGTGCATTATGTCCAATATAAATTAAATCAGTAGTTGCAGTTGAAAATGCACCAATGTTGATTACATTTGCATATTGGTTCAAGAATGTTTTATTACCACCCAAATCTCGTAGTTGGGATATTCCAACTGCTGAACCAGATAAGTTCATAGATGCACCAATTCTCTTTGGATTTACACTAAATTCTGCACCATAGTTAAATGATAAAGAATCATAGTATTCCATTACAAATCCATCTTTGTATGGGTCACCTGATGATTGGTAATCTAATAAACCAAAATTTACATAGTTGTAGGCTGTACCATCAATGACTGCTCCATTTACACTAATAAAATCTACTTGATTACCATCAGTAGGTGCAGTAATAGTTTGTTTTACATTACCATTTACTGTTTGATTACCATTAAATGTATTAGAACCCGTAGTTGCAAATGTAGTGTTTAATAACTCTTGAGATGCAGTGAATTGGTTTAAGGATGATATATCTACTGATGATGTTACATAAGAACCAGTAGCATTTATCAAACTATTTATTTGTAGTTGTTGTGCAGCATCTACTGCTGCTACTGATGCACTTAGTGCATAAGAACTTGTAGCATTACTCAACCCATCTACTTCGGTTTGAAGGGATTGGGTTGTTAATTCTATATTATTTAATCTACCTTGTGCAGATTGTGTAAAAGCATTTAGGGAACTTAAATCAGTTAATGATGCAAAAGAAGAAGTTGCTACTGCAGTAGGTTGATTAGTTCCATTACCTACCCAAGTATATCCTGTTTGAATATTTGGTAAATTAAATGGAGTTTCTGTCATCACAATACCCATACCATTGGTACCAGTTCTTGTAACAACACCTAATGGTTGTACCGGAGTTGCAGAACCAGTTGGTCTTGTATCAGTCCATCCACCACCTACACCAACATATACTTGTGTACCAGCAGGATACCCAGTAGTATCTACACCTTCAATATGACCGAATATAATTGCTCTACCAGTTCCTCCTGCAGCTAATGTTGTATCTCCAGCAATTAAGGTTGCAGGCATTCTTAATGGATTACCAGCATCTGCAATATAAACATCTACATTATCACCAGTTGAACCTGATGCAAATAGAGGTGTTCCTTTTAGAATCGGTGTTGCCTCTCTGTTACGAATGTTCTGATATATTGTTCTTACATTTGCGAATGAAAGAGTACCAGTTCCATTTGTATTAAGGAATTGTTCTACGGTTCCATCAGTAGTTGGATATCTTAATCCACTAGCAGTTAATTCATTTACGATTCGTACTGAA